GCCGATGCGTTATCATGCCTTCGTCGTGCAGCACCTGGGCCACGCCCATGACATACCCAGCGAACAGGATCATCCGCTCCCTATCCTTCCAGTCGATAGGGTATGGCGCCGCATCAACCGCCATGCTGGGCGTTTTGTTGTGCTTTCCGTTCGGCCATTTAACCCTTGATTTGCCGGAGTTGTACGCCTCCATTTGTGCGGCCTTGCCCCTGTGACCGCACAGAATCGAGTTGTCGAAATGACTGATAACCGTGTTAAATATTAGCTGCAAGTCCTTGTGGCAAGTGTTCAGCCTGGCCTTGCTGGTGTCGCTGTACCTTGGCATACCGCCTCCCGCTAAACACTCGCCCCGCAACAGGGGCAGGTAGACTCTGACGGCTTAAAGTATCTCATGCCACCCTCTCGGCGGTCTCGAACAGCTCATCCAGCTGCTCGTCGGAGAGCCCGACTGCCCCGGCCATGGCTGAGATAAGCGGACTCAGGCGCACGAAGCTGGCTTCCTGCCAGGCCAATTTAATCATTGGATCGTCGGAGTCCGAGACCGCTTGCTCTATGTCATCGAGCAAACCCGCCTGCATTAGCGCAGCCTTTGCCTGGAATCGAGTCACCTTCATGGCCTCTCGACGCTTTCTTAGCGCCCACTCTTCGTGGGTTTCGACTGCTGTTTCTTCAATGTTTTCCATGTTTAGCTCCTAACGCCCTGCTACCGCAGGGCAAACAGATTGCAGGGTTACGGATTACGGATTGCGAAAGCGGGGGCGGAACCCGAGACCCGTGTGCGCAGTCGTGCGCTCGTTGTAGAGGTTCAGCGCCGCGAGGCCGGCATTGCCGGCATTGTAGCGAGTGCCACCCCGGATCAGGAGCCGTTCTCCCGTAAGATTGGTGTAGAGGTAGCCCAAGGGGTCATCCACGCCTTTGGGCACGATCAGAGCGCGCTTGAGGGCGTCACTGGCTCCCGTGTTATCGACCGTTGACCAGGTGCGATTGCTCGGCAGATCAAACAGAGTGTCTTCATAACCCGCCTCAGCCGGGATGCCGTTATCCGCACTCAGGAGCACGCGTCCATCCACCATCTTCATGCCGCTCAGCCATTCCCATACGTTGCCCACCATGTCGGCAATGCCTGCCATGGTCTCGTCGTGGCGCCACTGCACCGGGCCGGAGCCGGTCAGGGTGTTGCCGATTCCGGCACTGTCGCCCGGTACACCGTTGTCCTGCCGGGTGCCTGTCTCCCAGCGGTTGTCATGATGACGGCCATGATTGGTGTTGCCGCGCGGCTGGAAGCCGTTGGCCATGCACCACAGAGAGATGGCCGCCCAATCCCAAATAGTCATCATGTCAAATCCGGCACCGGCGGCTTGACAGGCAGCGCGGGCGTTGTCGTAGTTGATGTTAACCGCCGGAGCGACCCCAGGCTGACTGACGGCCTCGCCATCAACGATTGCAGCTTGATAAGCGCCTACCCAGATCTCGGCGTCTTCCACCCCGTTAAAGACGAACGCCTCGTGGACGCCAGTGCCAAGCTCGCCGCCCGGTGCGATGTCTTCGCACAGGAACTTGCCCTGACGGACGAAGTAGCTCGGCTGCCCCTTGGCGGTGTAAAAGACGGTCATTCGCCCGCCGCTTGCAGCTTCAACGGAGCGCCTGAGGCCATCTATTAGCGCCGGAGCGGTCGGCAGTTTGTTGTCAAACGTATTCGCTGCGGCGGCGGCTGAATTCGCCGCGTCGGATGCCGATGCGCTGGCTGCGGCCGCTGAATTCGCTGCCTGTTGAGCGTTAGATCCGACTTCGGTCGCCTTTGTGTCAACGTAGTCGGCCTGCGCCTGCAATTGCTGCCGAAACGGCTCAAGGCTCGCCACAAACGCGTTAGACTTGGGAATAAACACACTCTCCGGCTCGCCACGCTGCGGGGCTGCCGGTAACGGGGTGGACTGTGGTGCTGCCATGTTATAGGCCCTCTACGGTGATGGTGACGTTGGAAAACGCCGGATTGCTCAAGAGTATATCAAACTCACGGAAATAGCCGTACACGATGGTCTCCTCCAAGTCTACGGAGCCGATCCAGACGACCGGGGTGGCGCGCAGTCGCGCCAGGGTACGCTGCACTGAACCGCCGTAGGCGGGCGGTATCACGGCGTCAAACTCGGCCCGCTTGGAGAACCGGCGCGGGACGATCTCGAAGTTTCCGAACTGGTCGGCTTCTTTGCGACTGAAGTCGATGATACCCGCGCTGCTGCCGTACTGTGCGTCACCGATCTTGTAGATGGTGCCCAGCACCACCTCGCCTATCGCCACGTCCGCGCCGGCCCCATCCAACGTGATCTGAACCGTGCCGTCAATGTAGGCCGGCAAGTCCACGCGGGCCAAGTCCGCCTTGACCAGATACGGGTCGAAGAAAAAGCTGTACCAATCCTGCACACCGGAGTTGTCCAGCATGCTGATAGCGCCGGTGTCGTACACGAGCCCGTCGGTTGGGTCGGTGTAGGTGATCTGCACGGTGCTGGCGTTTACGTTAAAAAGCGCAATGCCGTTCACCAGCATACCGGGGGTGATGTTGATCACAAGGGGGCTGGGGCCTGTAGTTAGGCTGTCTAGCTTGTTGTCGAACATGCGCAGGGGGTTGATGAAGCCGAGGTCTAGCCAGGTTGGCGGGTCTGCGAGAGCGCCAACATCGGGGCGGTCGTTGTTGTTTGTTAGGGCCTCATAACGATGATCGCCATACAGGTAAACGTCACCCGCCGTTACAGATGGGTTTGTTTGCGTAATGATCGTCAGGTCCGGCAGGTCGGCAACAACAAACCCTTGAGCCTGACGGATGCCAAGATGATTCGCGCTGGCCGCAATCGCCTGGTACTTGTCGGTCCCGTAGTTCTCGTAGAACTCCGGCGACAGGGTGTTCGACGTTGATTCGATGGTTCGAGTAGTGAGGTTGAGTTTGCGCACGTACGGCTGAACCCAGAATCCGAAATAGATTCCTGATCCGTCGTCGCTCTCGCAAAAGGCTCTCGTCGATGATGGGAGCGGCAGCGTGGTCGCGGCCGCTAAAGTCGTTGGATTCCGCCACTCAATATTGCTCGACTTGATAACGCCGACCTCATTTGCCACCGGATCATAAATCAGTGCGGCACCGTCGAGGTCGCCGAACGAATCCCGGACTTGACTGGTGGTGGTGCCGTCAAACGACATCAAATAGCCGGTAGTCACGCCGCCCGTACTGGTGACTGCGTTCAAATAGGCGAACGCCTTCCCGGTGGCATTGTCATAGCACAGCCCGCATATTGCATGGATGCCTGCGTTGGAGTCCTCATGGGACAGCCAGTCACCGTCTGATCGCCCGTAGTTCACCAGATTGACAATCGTAATACGGCTCTCTTTCACCTCGTTGTTTTTACGAACCGTGGGCAACACCAGCGCAGACGAATCGGACGAAAAAACAACCCGGGTCCACCGGTACCACAGGCAGTGATCCGTGAATTTCCGCAGGCCAGTGCTCACCTCGTATAACTCAACCACATAGTTGCCGCCCGGCACGCTAAACGCGACGGCAATGTGCGAGTCATCGCGGGCAACTGCGATGAAGACCGGCGTGACCGTCTCTGGCTGCTGCCAACTCAGATTAACGCCAGTGGTTTCCCCGGTGATGGGATCGTGCCGGCGTAGGTCGAACGGGCCTGAGCTCGACTTCATGATGTAAATGAACCCGCTTGATGCCGCAACTAGCGGGCCACTCAAACTTTCAGCGTAGTCCGGACCGGTTGGAGCCCAAACAGGGTTTTGCTCGGTCGGAGCGTTGCTGGTAACAATTCCATCCGCCGTCAAATCCATCGGCCTGATAATCTTCACGAGCGCACCTCGATTCCGTCAATTTCGAACCGCTCCAATGTCTTTGCGGTCTTGTTGGCCTGTTTTATGAGGGCCAGCTGGCTGCGCTCCAGATCATCGCGCAAGCCCTTAATCGCCTCAAGCTGGTTTTCCAAACTGCGCAACATGCGAGCCTCCCTGTCCTCTGCCGTCTGCGTCACGTCGCCCACGCGGCCAATAACGCCAGCTGTGCGGGCGTACTCGCGAGCGTAGTCAGCAAACGTCCCGAAGTTGCCTTGGTCAATCTGTGTGGCCCGGTCCAGCGCTGATTGCAGTGTACCAAAATTCGACACGCGGCCAGCGTTGGCGATTTGCTCCAGCGTTTGCAGGGCGCTCTGGCGGCTGGCCTCTTGCACGGCGCTGGACTGAAACAGCATGGAGTCCATGGCGGACTGTACGGCGCGGTTGGCGCGCTTGGCCTCGCTTAGCCGGTCGCGCTGGCCTGCGATTTCGGTCTGGTAGTAGCTTTCCTGCGCCTTCTCAATCGCGCTATAGTACTGGTCCGCCACACCCTGCAACCGCAACAGCGTGGCGATATTCTCCGCCCCCTCCTTGGTTGCAGCGTCCTGCGCCTGCATGAGCGCCCAGAAGCCATCCCGCGTCTCTGGCAACGGCAAATCGCCCAGGCCCTGAGCCAGCGCGTTGGCATTGATGGCAAACTGCTGCGCCTCGGTCGCAAAGTTGCCGATGAAGTTCTGCATGTTGCTGATGAACTGATCTAGCCCGCCATTCAGCTCAATCAGCCGGTCAGAGGCGTTAATCAATTCCGCCCCGGCCAATGAGCTAAACCGCAAGCCCAACATATCCACGGCTTGCTCGGTCACCTGAACCTGTGTGGCTACCCGTGCCAACGTCTCGCCAAGGCCTTCGCCGGCGCGCTGGAAGTCGTCAAGGAATGGGATGGCGGCCCCCGCCAGCTGGTCGAACACAGTGCCAAAGTAGGCTTCCAGTTCTGCTTGCTGCTCGGCTGCGTTCAACCCTTCGAGGCTTAGGCGCTGCGTCTGCACCCTGAACCCTGCCAGCCGCCCCATGGCGTCAACTCCGAGCACGTCCGCGCCGGCCACTACGCTATCCAACAGGCTCTCGAACACGAGGCTGAACTGCTGCTCAACATCACCACCGATACGCTGAAAACGTTCTTTGGTGTCGTAATCGTCGAAGGCGTGCTTCTTGACACGGAACGTGGCGTACGCGTTCACGATCGTTTCGTCAATCAGATCGGTAATGTAGCCGCCGATGATCTGGATGCCTTCGTCTCGTTTCTTGACCTTGCCGCCCAGTAGCTTGCCGAAATCTACAAGCCCCCCAGTGAACATGAAGCTCAGGTAGTCCAGATACGCGTCTGCCGCGAACTCAAACGCGCCACCCAGCCCGAGCGAAAGCGCTTGGGCGCCACTGTAAACGCTTGGCATTCCAATGCCGTCTTGGGCGCCTGCCTGACCTCTTGCAACCCTTGCAGACGCCCCAGCAATACCCAGCTGCACCGCCTGCAACGCCCGCAACATATCCCGGTTAATGCCCACCAGCTCACGGGACGCCCCCGCGCTGATGTCCACGGCCTTGGCGATGGACTCCGACTTGGCATCAATGGAGCCCAGCACCGTGCCGGTGCCCTGGGCTGCCTGCCGGGCTGCGGTCGGATCCCAGTCATCGCTGAAGTAGTCGGACAGTTCGGACACGGCCAACTGAATCGCGCCGCCAGCGACCGCCCCGGCAATGGGGCCGGCAAACGCCCCGCCGATCTGGGCAAGGGCGCTGCTGTTGGCGGTCAAGTCTTTGGCCAGGCTGTCGGTGATGGTCTTGTTGACGATGCCCGCGATGGACGTTGCCAGTGTATTGCCGATCACGTCACCGATCTTGTCCCAGTCGCCCGAGGCTATGGCGTCTTGTAGGCTGCTGGCTACGGAGTCGGCGGCAGTTTGCCAGGGGTTGACGAACGCTTCGGCGGAATCCTCGCCTGCTTCCGCCATGGCCTCAACAAGCCCCTTGATGAGCTTGTCACGCATCTCCGGACTAATGATGCCCGCCGCTGAAGCCTCCATCAGAGTGTTGATCTGGCGGTTTAGCGTGGCGAACTCTGCGCCGAGTGGGTCTACCTCATCTCGGATTTTGGCAACCGCTTTGGCCAGCTTTTCAAGCTCTTCAGACCCAGTCTTGGCGGTGTTCATCATCGTCTGCAAAGACTGCGTCTGAATGTCAAATGATTCTCTAGCAAGCTGTTGGGCTTCAAGAATGTCTGCGCTTACATTAACGATAGCGTCACGCTCTGCCAAAATTGTTGATATGGAGTCAAGCCTGGCTTGGTTTGCCCCGTCAATTGCGGCTGAGAGCTGATTCCTTATGGCGGTCTGCGCGTCATCGTCAAACCAGTTTCGAGGGTCAAGGTACTGCGCAATGGCTGACGCATAGGCCCCAGCTTTATCAACGAACGCGGCCACCTCAACCGTCGCTATCTGAATTAATGCGCGGACATTGGCTGGAAAATTCAGGAATGCGTCGCCGAGGAATCCGACAGTATCAGACCACATACCCTGAATGTCATTTCCAGAGGCCGCGAACATTTCACCAACAATGTTAAGCGTTGTTCTGACATCGCCCGCCCAAACTGACCATTGTGAAGCCATCGCGGGAAGAATGTCGCCAAAATCAATTAAGCGTTCAGAAGCCCAGACAATAGCCTCGCCAACGCCAGAAACCGCAGAGTTAATGCCGTCAGAGCTGCCAATAAATTGCAGCATATTGGTTCTGGCAATCTCCAGATTCTGCCCGAACGTCGCCACAGTCTTGTTAAAGTTGGTGTCAATCTCTTCAGCCGCGCCGCGCAGCGCGTTTACCACAATCTCTGCGGTGATGCCGCCCTCGGCTGCAAAGGCCCGCAATTCTCCAATGGTCATGTTCAGGCTGTCGGCAATGGCGCGCATGAGCGCCGGGGCTTGTTCGGAGACCGAGTTAAACTCGTCACCCCGCAATGCACCAGCGGCCAAACCCTGGGAGAGCTGCGTGATAGCTGCGGCGGCCTCAGAGGCACTCGCACCAGACACGGCAAACGACTGGTTGATGGTAGTTGTCAGACCAATCAGGTCTTCGGTGGATAGCCCCAACTCAGTTGTCGAGCGGGCAAGGCGCGCATACAGGTTGGCCGTGGCGTCAAAATTCGAGCGGGTGTCCTTTGCAACATTAACCAGTCGCGCCTGTATGGCCTCAAGCTCACGCGTGCCGCTAGTGACCTGCCTGAGCTGGTTAGCGACGTTTTGCCAGGTATCGGCGTACTGGATGACCTCGCGCGCCGAAAGGGCCGCTACCAGTCCGGTAACGGCACGCCTTGCCGCGTCCGTGGCCGTGGTCAGTTGGCGAGTAGACCTCTCAGCCTTCCCCGCCGCCCCGCTCATTCGGGTCAACTCGGCAGACGCCCGCCGCATCGGTGACGAGTCGATGTTAAAGCCCAGTTCCGCCATCGTTGCGGCCATATGCGACAGTCTCCCGACGTTGCTTTACTCTAGTTTATCACGGTTTGCTGCGCTTGCGTCACGCTGCCTGAGTAGGTAGCCGGTTGCGCTCCGCGTGCGGTCGATATAGGGCACGTCATCCGCGATGTCTCCCTGCTTGCCGCCCTTTGCCAGCCACTGGCAGTAGGCGCGGGACATGTCCATAAGGCGGGACAGCTCCCAGCCGGTTAACTGCAAGCGTCCGCAATGGTCGAACGCCTGCAACTCTGCCCAGCTCAGCGCCACCTGCCCACCCATCCCTGCGGGCGCGGCCATGCCGGTGTCAATAAACAGCCCGGCCAGATACTCGTGCTCGTCAAGCTCCGGCATGGCCGTATAGGGGTGATCTGGGCCGTACTGCTCGTACCGGGTGCGCCTGTCATCCTTGCGCTTGCGCTCCGGTACGCTGTGCATCCATCCGAGTTGCGCTGCCCAGAGCTTTAGTCTGTCGGCAGCTTCTGCGTAAAATTTTCCTGCGCCACTACAAACCGCAGGGCTTGCATGCGGATGTCTTTGTAGTTCAGGTACAGCTTAATGGCGTTTTCGTAGTTGCATTCGCCAACCTCTGCGGGCATGTTTTCCCACGCCAGGGTCATCTTGGCAAAGAGTTTGCTATCTTCCAGTGCTACGTCTTCCAGACTTCGGTCGTCTTTTTTCCCCTGGCCTTTCATGGCTTTGCGCTGGAACGACGTCCACGCATCGCAATCGGGGCCTTTAAGCTTGATGCGCAGGGGCTTGTTCTTGCCGTTGTATACGCGCTCGTCGGTGCCGGGTGAGCACAGGTGCAGCCATGCACCTTCTTCGGACGCGGAAACGGTATCAAATTGCTTCAAAATGTTGGTCATATCATGCCTCGCTATGCATCCGGAAAGATGACCGGCAAGCGGTGGATGAGGCCGCCTTTCGCTTGCGGGCTAGCCGGTCAATTTGGGGTTAAGGTGCCGGAACGTTCAGGACAGGCGTGTTGATCTCAAAGTTCACGTTCGAGCCAACAACGCTGTTAGCAGATCCAGGAGCTTTGGTGTAGCTGAATACACGTCCAACGTAGTAATCAATGGAACCGTCTGCGTACTGAACTTTCACCGAATGCTCGCCAGCGGTCGCCGGATTATTGGCCGCATCGCTCAACAGGGTCTGCCCTGCATCAGCAACGTCCCAGCCAAGAGCAATGGTCTGGCTGCCATAATTTATAAACCCTGGAAGCTTCTGGGTTACGCCGGTCTTTAGTGGGTTGTGGGTGACAACTTCGACGTTTGGCCCGTATTCGCCGAGATCGGTAACTTCACCAACCTCAACAAATGCAAGGGCTTCGTAGCCGAGTTTATCGAGGGTCGCGGGTGCGCCCGCAGCAACAGAAAGGGTAATTCCGGTACTTGTAATCACCATGGTTAAGTCTCCAATATTGGAAAATTTCGCCATCACGACGAGAAGCTGCCTAGGTACAGCCTTGTCTCAGTATACCCTAGTTTTGAGTTGAAACAAAAAACCCCGCACAAAGCGGGGCAGGGAGAGAGGCGGAGCGTCATCAACGACGAGTCCAGATGCAGCTTACCCCGAATACTCCACAGAAACAACCACCATCAACCGGTCGTCATCGGCTTGCAGCTCCATATCGTATGGCTCACGGATGACGCGCACGCTACCAATCAAGCCAGTGCCCTTGGCATACAGCGCCCTGATCTGATCCGCCGCCGCGTGAACGGCCTCAAGGCCAGCGCCAGGGCGGTTAACGCATGCCACCTGCAAGATGCCACGGGGAACCACTGTGTCGGAGTAGCGCAAGCCGTTGTCGATACCTTCATTCGGGAAAAACGACACCTCCAGCCACACGCCAGATGATGGGGGCGTGAAGTTGAAGCCCGGCCATGAGATGGGGTAGCCGAGCGCTGCGTTGTTCAGCCGCGTGATGGCGGCCATGTAGATTTGGTTGTTTGTGGGGGTCATTGGTCGTCATCCTCGTCTGGCTCAGCTATAACGATACCCTCAATGCCGTGCAGGTTCTCGATCTCTGAGACTTCGACGGTAATTGTTGCCTCCAAAATCTCATTGACGGACCAGTCGCACCGAATGCGAGTGATGCCGTGGATTTCGTGGCCGCCATCTGTGTAGACCTTGATACCGTTGGTCGCTTTCGGGCCATCGCCTTCCGGTAATACGATTTTAATGGTCACTTAATCGCCCTCCTAACCCGTCGTGCGGCATTAGCCGCTATGATGTCCCAGTTTTGTGCGGCCCGCCGCATGAAAGAGTAGCGCGCCTCCATGTAGATCGCATAATTGGCCGTCCATCCGAGCACCAGCCTGTCACCAATCTTAACGCTGTTGATTGCCAGCAGTGCGGGGCCCGCATCAAAGTCTGTGTTTTTGTAACCCTTTGGCGCGGTGTCCTCGCCGGACGGGATAGAGTTCACTGCGCCCGTGAAGCTGTTACGCAAGAAGCCTGTATCAATCGGCGTATTTCCCGTTTTGAACCGGCTCTCATTGGCCTGCATCGTCAGGTCTTGTGCGGCTTCTTTAAGAGTCGCCTCCATGGCCGCCTCGGCTTTGCGCTGCCATGCCAGCACCTGTCGCTCGAATCTTGAAAGGGCCATCAGCCAAACCCCCTTATAGTCTTAGCCGCCTGCCCCGCAAAGTTCATCTTGTAGCGTACTACGCAACGGCATTGTATCGTTTCGCCCGCCGGGGCGCCCAGGCTGCTATCCCCTGGCCGCATAAGCTGATAGCCGCCAACCGTGAAAGGCTGGTCAATCGGCATCTCCTGCCCGTCGGCGGCCGCGTGCGTTGGTCGCGTTCGCGCGTCGCCACTTGCGTCCCAGACCTTGGTGGCAAACTCCCGTTCAAGCTCTCCGGTTTCGACCGCCTGCCGTATCGCCTCGTCTTGCCCAGCTCTCAAGGCGTTAATGCTCTCAGTGCGGGCGATGGTTTCGGCCCGGTAATTCAGGACACTGGCTTGGTAACGGCTAACAGCTGCGTCAATTTGCTTTGCCTTTAACGGTTTGCCAGAATCCATGGCCTTTTTAAATGCACCATCTAGCCGCCTGTCTCTACGCTGCCTTGTTAGATAGTTCGGGTCCAGCGTCTCAAGCTCGCGCCTGGCATTGCGCACCCACTCCGCCTGATTCGATGTCAACCCAATAAACCCGCCCGTCCTCTGCTTGGTCACAGGATCAATCCGCCCCACTAGATCCAGCGCAGACGTGCGAGGGCCGACGCCTTCCGCCAGGTTCGCCGTCAGCACAGACCGCACAACCTCCCGAGTCTCGTCGGCAATCTCGACAATGCGGGTTGACGACCAGTTGCGCAGCCATTCCTCGGCACGAGGTGCCCGCACGTTAAACCTCGCCACAAGCGTTCCAGCCTCGACAGGGATGCGCCCAATCTGAGCCGCGCCCGTTGCCCCGCCTTTTTCGTAAGCGGCAATCACGGCGTTTTCAAGCGGCCTAAAGGTGGTTGGGTCAAGTTGCAGCAGATTGACGACGCCTTCGATGTCGCCACGGTTGATAAGCGCGGCAATCTCGGCAATGACCGCCTGATCCTTGACGGACTGGACGGCCTTGCGGAAGGCGCTGAGGACGGCGCGTTCGTTGTCTTTTGCTATTCGGGAGAGGTTCACTTTCTGCACCCGACAAACCACACCAACTGCCCATCAGCAGGCAGAACAGTAGGCGAGTCAACCATCACAATCTGGT